ACGGAAGTAGTGCTTTATTATCAACCTCTGTGGAAGCGATTAGTGTTCTTGCGCTTAAAGATATAATAATGAACAACATTGTCTCAACAAAATGGGTAATATTTTTGGTCTACACCCTGCTGTATCTTCTGGGATTAGCGGAGCGATTGGGATTTTTATCCTGGCTTTTTGGTGGGTGGCTCGGAACTCGATTTCGGTTGTTTACGATCTTGGCTGGTATGCTACTTGGTTGGTATATCAGTGTGATTGTGCGCTACAGCATATTGGACTCACGTGGATGGATGCTTTTGTACTATCCGTTGCTGGGTTCTTTATCTGTTTTGCGCTTGGAGCATTACGTGCACTTTGTGCTACTCTCAGCACTTGGAGCCTTCTTCTTTACCTTACGATATTCGGCCACGCTAACAATGGCAAGTTTATGGTTTTCCCCTCTGGCAATTATGCTCCTCTCGGAGATGTTGTGAAAGAGTCAAATTATGCGACTGAGTTCACTTATGGTATTTCGACGCAGATGCCTACCGGAATGTTCCTCCTTTGGGGATGCCGTGAGGGCTCTAGTGAGAAATTCCATTTAGGTCATGGATTCGTTGCTGATGGGAAGATCTATGCCACAGTACATCAAATTGAGGGTTTTTCAACCTTCTTTGGTGGAACGTTGGCTGTCACTCGCCTTTTGCCGTTGACCCCTCTTTTGGAGACAATGGACATAGATTCTGACATTGTGCAGTTTGAAGGTAAGGGCTTTGCAGCCCTCTTCGGCATCAAGTCCCTTAAATGGGGCCTGCTTAACAGCAGTTTGCCGGTGACTATTTACCATTTCGACTCAGCCAAGTTAAGCTACACACAACAATCTGCGAAGGTTGAGAGCGTGGCTGGCACTCGGCCTAATTGGATACTCACAAAATCCAACACTTCTAAGAATGATTCTGGTTCCTGCGTCACGCAAGGTGGCGCAGTTGTAGCCATACATTCTGGTGATGCTGTTAAGTTGAAATGCAACTTAGCGCTTATTCCACTCTCGATCATGCTTGATGCCTATGCGGCCAGAGCACGTAGGTTTCAGAGAATTATTTCTCCCGATGTGCTTGCTGCCGGTATCGCAGTTGAATCACCACGTACTGGTGACGCTTTAGATCAAAGGTATGTTGAGCTCGCAAAGGTGTATGATGAGACTCGTGAGGAAGAGAAGAAAGAACGCATGCTCGGTCAGCATACCGATGAGCAGGGCTTCAGGAAGGATAAAACCGGAGCTGGCCCGCCTAAGCGCTTTTATTTGAAGAAAGCGGATTGGAATGCGATAGAGGAGTCGGATTTCGTGGCAGAGACTGGAGCGGTGAAAGAACCGATGGAACTGCCTTTAAAAGCGGTGCAGCCGGTGGTAGGGGCGAGCGAAGTACCTCCACAGTCAGCGGTGAAGACCTCAAGCGTTGCGGATCAGACGGAGTCGACTGGAAAGTTGGCTTTGCGATTGCACGCCTTGGAGTTGGAAAACGCAAGCCTTCGCGAGAAGCTAAGCGCAACAAGTACGTCGAAATCCTCCTCGGAGGTATCGATTGGAAAGAAGAAGCGAAAGCGTTCCAAGAAGCCTATCCCGCCGACTGGGAAAAGCTCAACCGTCTCAACGACCCTCCCCGTGGAGGTAAAGTCGAAAGAGACCGTATGACCTACTATGTAGAGAGAGCCGCCCAGACCCGTTTAAATATAGGTCCAGATGGCCCAATCTATTCTTTCATCCATGAGAAGAGACCCCAGGAGCATGAGCGTCGACTATACGCGCATGCTATGGCTGGTCTGTTTCAGCAACGCGAGGCACCACCGTGCCCTGCGTTTGGCGATATTTTTGATTCTCATGGTAACCTTAAGCATGACGTGTTTGATCGTGCAATGACGCATATTAACATGCAGTCGAGTCCGGGTTTTCCTTTTATGGATTGCCCGACTAACGCTGATGTCGATCCATTGCGCCTTTATGAACATGTCAATGCTACGCTCAAGCTGTGGATTGCTGACCCAATAACTACGGATAATGCACACTACTATTCATGCCAATATGATAAGCGGTTGCAGTATTTCTGGAGTGGCCACACGTTTCCAGCGTCTTGCTTTGTGAAGAGCGAGCCGACTGATGTTAATAAACGTGCTAGGCTGATATACGGTGTTTCGTTGATCATGAATGTCATCTCGAGAATTCTTTTCGGTGACTTTATGACTCACATTGTTGAATCTTGGGGAAGTGCTTCGCATAAAGTCGGACTTGACTTCAGCTCTGAAGCTGGGCTCTTGACCTTCAGTAACTACGTTAATCGCATGTACCGTGAGAAGGCCGTGGAAACCGTACTTATGTCTGATGATATTCAAGGATGGGAGTACCAGTCACGCTCGTGGATGCATACTATCTGGCACCATTGTTATTGGGCATATGCCGGTCTTTTAAAGGATCCGACTTCTAAAATAATGGATCTCTATCGCTCGTACATGCTGGCAGAAATGTTTCAGCTAGTGCTTGATAGTGATGGATTTCTCCATTCATTGCCCTTCTATATCACTCTTTCAGGACGCGCTACTACGCATATCCAGAATAGTGACGAACGAGCTGCTTTATCAAAAGTGGATGCGTTCCTGGCTTATCTTCGGATGACCGGTCGAGCGTCTCTGCAAATTGACAAGCTGCCTGAGAAGACACACATTGCTAGGCGCGAGATGACGAACGGTGATGATTGCTGTGCTATGATGCACGGCGCTCCCGAGTGGTCTGTTGGTCTTGGTTTTGTTCATACAGACGTTGCAGCGCAAACTGCGCTCCGTTTGAACTTCAGTTCGCAAATTTTCTTTCGGGGATCTACGACTGAGGTCTTCAGGAGGAAGCCTGACAGCCTTGCAAAGCTCGTTTACAACTTGCTGGCAGCAGACACCATTGAGTCAGCTGTTGACATCTTGAAGAATTTTGAGCAGCACGAGGCATACATTCCTCTCATGGCACTGCACCGTAAGGTGTGGTCGCGCAAACTTGACGATAAGGACGTCATTGCGCAGGCCCTTCTCCAGTTTTCGAAGAAGGTTCGCCTTGATGAGACGGTTGAGTCCGAACGAAAACCCACGGAGTGATCGGTGATCTCCGTGGTACTCCTGGCGAGGAGTATAAATATACTGCTACGCTCCCTGCTGTCGGGAGCATAAAGATATGATAGCAGAGTTGATTTTATTTGTTTTGGGTGTTTTTACATCCCTAATTCATTTGATTTCAGCTTGTTTCTAGATGAAGATGGCCAGAAAGCGTAAGAGTCGAGCTAAGTTGATGAAGAAATTCGTCGAAGTTGGCATGACTGGCGATAACGCGAGAGCTCAGTACTTCCTTGCACAGGCATCAGTCCTCAAGGGTAGGAAAAAGCGCCGTAATCGCAAGCGCAAGTCGCGTAAAGGCGGCGGTATGGCTTCTATGGGTAGAGCGATGGCGGTTTGTTCGATTACGAACCCCTTCTGCTATGACGCCATTGGAGCTCGTTATCCTGACAATTCTTATCAGAAATCTATCCCCCTTAGTTTCACGGGCTTTCAGAATGCTCTTTCGACTGATGCAAATGGGAATGGAGCACGTATGTTCTTCCCTGGTCTTGGTATGGCGCTTAATACGCCGTCCTCGATCACAGCCGGAACCATTACCTGGGCGGCGACTGGAGGTGGCCTTGTTGGCTCTTCAGTCCCTGCTGGTGCTGCTCGTTGGCGCATTACTAGTATGGGTCTACGCATTTCATGCTCGACCCCTTTAATGACCACACAGGGCATAGTCACTATTAGCATCTATTCGATGATGGATGGTGGCTATTTTGCAACCACCAATATCACGGATCAACTCTGTGATTATATGGTGCAGATCCCAGCTGCCCGTTTAGTTGAGGAGGATCAACTCATTGTTTTAAAGCCAATTGGCCCCAATGCACGTTTGTTTTTGGACCTTAATAAGGAAACCACTACGCTCGCAAATTGGGTCAATCCGGGCTGGCAGGTGGCGCAAGTCACCTTGGCTGGAGGCATTGCCTCCAACACGCAAGGACTCACCATTAATGCTTACTATAACTACGAACTTACATTCGCGGCTGGTAGCACTTATGAGGCTCTTGCGGCTGCACCGCCTGTTGATGACCCAGTTGTTAAGCAGGCTAGTTCAAGCGTACTTGCCACCATTGGCAACCACATTGAAGGCGGAGTCGCGTTCGCTGACAGGCTCTTTCAGAGCACGGCAGTTCGAGCATTGGCTGGAGCCGCAATTGGTGGTATGTTAGGTGGTCCTGCTGGCGCCGCTTCTGGTGCTAGCATGGGAACGATGATGGTTTCTGGTAGGGCACAACGACCCTATCATCCTGGAGTTTGGCATGGAGATGTTGATTGATAGTTTCACCTCTTTTGTAAATATGTTTTGTTTTCTTAATTTCCATAACCTTTAAAGTAAAAATTTTGTTAAATGTGTTGATTTGTTTCCACGCTTGGAATCGTTTTCCCGGGCCCTTTGTAATATATTGGTCGTCGCGGTTTGAGCATGCTCGCCGTTCCGGC